TTAATAACAACCCCATAAAAATTCCCAAAATGAAATCTCTTATCCTTCTTTTAAATGCCGCCTTGTTTGCTGGCAATCCTCTGAGCGAGGAACTTACTGAGGAAGCTTTATCNCAAGCCCTCCAGGATCAATTCAAAGCCTTATCGGAAGATAAAACTTTGGTAACTTCTCTCCGTGAGGTTATGCCCACTTTGAGTAAAGAAACCTTAACCGAACTGGTTTCCCGTCCTCAGATGACTGAAGAACAAATAGCCATCCTTGCTAAGGTTGAAGAAGCCGGCAGTTTGGATAGCCTTATCCTTAAAGCTAAACAAGGAGAAGATCATCTCCAGGCGGTAAGGGATAAAGCCATCGCCAATTACAAACTGGCTAACCCCGAAGCTCCAAGTGAAGCCATTATCAAAACCATTGAGAATGCGGATCTGGAAACAGCCCTGGCATTTNNAAAAACATACACTGAGGTCTTTTNNAAAACTGGTTCCTCTTTCCTAGTAAGGAATGTGGAAGCCATAACGTTTCCAGAGCCAGCTCCGGTGGAACAACAAAAACAAGTAACCAAGAAGAAATTAAGGAAGAGTTTATCACTCGGTCCAGAAAACCCAGTGACATCCACTCCTCCAAATAATCCTGTATTTCTTCAAGTAAACTTTTTCTAATTATATATTTCAAAGTTAACCCTTAAATTTTAACACCATGCCTTACTCATCTGGAAGTTCATCCAAGACCACCTTTTTGAATGGTCCCGAGGCCCACAAATTATTCCTGGAATTCGAAGCAACTTCCGGAATTTACGTAGGCCAACCCTGCAAACTCCACGCTGATGGCGGTAAAGTTTCCCCATGTGCTGACGGTGATGCCGAATCACTCATGGTTGGAATCTCCATTCATACCGCAGAATCCGCTTACGGAGCCCATGTAACACTCGCAACCCGAGGTTATGCCGTTATCTATTGCCAATCTGGAGCAGCCCTTAATGCTGGACCCGTTCAGTACAATGGCTATGACACTTCAACCCTGTACACCAAAGTGATCGCTTTGGCTGCTGTGGTAACCCCCGCCGAAGGCGCTGCCTTACCAAGAAGCCTCCANATGGGATGGGCTTTGGATAAAGCTACCGATGCCGGANAAATCATCCGTGTCTTGGTGAAAGACTAATCCACGAAACCAAATAAATTGATAATTAAATAACAAACTGCGCTATGGACTTAAATAAACTGGATTCGTCCCCATACAAAAACAAATTGCAGGGGCTTGTGAAGAAAGCCAACAGCTACAGGCTTCACAAAGACTCTCCCGTGGATATGACTTTTGCCGAAATCGTACAAAAAGAGTTGCAAGTGGATGTCAATGTATTGTATGAGAGTTTGGGTGTGAACCTGGCTTTCGACACCATTGAGAACATGTTCACAACTCCGGATACGGATGTTCGCTGGCTTATCCCCGAAATCTTCCGTGACTCCTTGCGATTGGGATATCGCTTGGCTCCAATCTGGCCTAATATTACTGCCGCTGAGGAAGTAACAACTGGCCTGTCACAGGTTCTCCCTTCTATCAACATGGCCGATGCCTCTCCAAAAAGAGTTGGTGAAGGTGAAACCATTCCGTTGGGAACTCTTACTTACCAATCGAAGAAATTCGATATCCACAAGTTTGGACGTGGTATTAAGATTACCGATGAAGTTGCCCGTTACGTGAGCCTCGCCGTTATCTCCCTGTATTTCCAGGATTTTGGAGTTAAGATGGGCATGGGGGTTGACACCCTCGCCATCAACACCCTGATCAATGGCGAACAGGCCGATGGTAGTGAAGCTGCTCCGGTTATTGGGGTGGGTACCTCTGGGACCCTTACCTTCCGCGACATTTTGAAAGTTTGGATCCGTATGAATAAAAACTCGGCCGTATCCCAACTACTATGATCGGCTCTGAAGACGTGGCCTTAACAACCATGGATTTGGCCGAGTTCAAAACCCCGGCTTACTGGAACCACTCCTTATCGCCTGAATGTAAAAACCCCCGCTTCCACAAGGAGCTGACTATTACATCCACGGAAACATTGGAACTGACCAGCAACTGATCTTGGACCCAAGGGTCTGCTCTTTTGAAACTGAACGCTATGCCTCTCATGGTTGAATCTGAAAGGATTGTATCCAACCAAACTGAGGCATTCTATGCTTCTTTCACTTTGGGCTTTGCCAAAATGTTTACGGATGCTTGCCTTATCCTGGATAAGTCAAAAGCATTCTCTGGTTATGGCTTCCCAGCTGCAATGGACATCTATGGTCCTATGAACCAACCTATGGGTAAATAACCCAACCAATTAATTGGTTAGACCGGGGCTTAGGCCCTGGCCTAACCCTTTTTAATTAAAACCTTTAAACCGATGAAAGTAAGATTAGGAACAAGTGCTAGTATCTTCTACGATGCTGAAACTGAGTTAATGGTTTATCCTGGAGAAGAGGTCGAAGTAACCAAATTCTCTTGGAGAGTTCGAGCCGCTTTAAGAGGTGGACACCTGGTTGAGATCTTGGAAAAGCCCGTAGAACCGGAAGTAACCACAGAAGGTGACAAGGAAACCCCTTTTACCGAAAAAGAAATGGAAAGGATCAACTTCCTTAAAATGAAAACCGTTAAGGCAATCATGGAAGAGTTCCAATACATGGAAGAGGATGATTTAACTAAGGCCAAAGCCATTAAGGATAAAGCTTCCTTAGTGGAGTTCTTTGTTAAAGCCGAAAGAGCATACGAATAATGCCCACTCCCTTCACCACTATCACTGCCGCTGTAGGGTTGTTAGCTCCAAAGTCTGCCACTGTACAGGCTTTGGCTATCCCTCTGCTAATTCAAAAATGGCAGGCTATGTTGTATGAGGGACTTAAAATTTCAGAAGCCGATAAAAACGATGAGACTAAGTATACCTTCGAAGGTAATATGCTCATCACTTTATTAATTATAAGAGATTTCCTAATCCTAGCCGTATCCGATCTAACTGCATCGGCTCAAGGTTCTGGGGCAGGAGATATTAAAAAGATTGTAACGGGACCCACTGAGGTTGAAAGATACTCAGCCTCCGAGTCCTTAAAAGAAATAATGAAACCCGGTGGGGTTTACGATTTACTCCAGGCTGAGATATGTGGTTTAGCTGGAGTATTAGGAATATACATATCCGGTTGCAAAAATGAGGAATCGATAGGACCTTCAGTTTTATATAACTCTGATTCATCCTATATTCACAAATATATTCAAGCAATTGAATTCGATCAAAGATTATGACATTCGGACCCAGTTCTGCAGAATGGACAGCCTTTGAAACCGCTTTGTTTAATTTTTCTCAACAAACTGCGGAACAGGTAGTAACCTGGAAAAAGTTAACCAAGAGTCTATCCCGTTATGGGGAAGATGATAGTACCGGTTATGCAAGTAGAAGTTTAAAATGCTTAGTGGCCTATAACACTTTCCGGGTATGGCCAATGAACAAAGAAACCGAAGCCGGAACTCTTGACAATGAACAATGCTATCTTTTCATAAATAATCAATATTTAACCTCACAAGGTTGGATAACTAATGGGGTAATGAATATTGACCCAGTTAGGGATTTATTTATAGTTAATGGGATCCAACATAGGTTATCCGGGGATACTCCTTCATCACAAAATAAAACTTCTCCTTTATATACTATCCTGGTACTAAAACGGGACAATGTTCAAACCGGGGCTAATGCAAGATAATGGCTATAGAATTCGAAGAAAAGTTTTCGGGTCGGGAATTAGCCCAAGCCGTTTCTAAGCCTTTTCAAGGATTAAGGATTGAGTTTTATGGCAAATGGAAAAGCTTTAACCAGATAATGAATTATTTCACTGCTCAGAAAAGCCGGGCAGCGAAAATGGATTTGGTAAAAGGACAAAGAGAGTTTTTAAATATTTTTAAGAAGAACCTATTACAGGCCTTTGTTTCGGAAGGTTCTTCGGTCGGGGCTCCCTTTGCTGCTCATTCCCCAAAATATAAAAATGAAACTGGTATAATAGGACAACGGTCCAAAGCTTATTTATATGCCTTACAAGGTTTAAGTATAGAGCAAAGAAATTACAGCCTTCACTTATCTTTTAAAAAAGGGGCTTTACACAGAAGATCATTTCCTGAAAAAGCTGGAGCCTGGACCTTAGCTCGTTATTCCATAATATTCGAAAGCGGTTCCAGTAAACAACCAGCAAGGCCTTTTTGGAATCCCACTTTTAACCATATAGGTGGAAAAGGCTTGGCTAAAACATTAATGGAAAACGCAATTAAGGACTCTTTAAAACGGCTAAGGTAAATGAATATCCAGGAACTGATTGAAAGATCCCTTTACGAAAAGTTAAGGTTAAAATTAGTAAGCCTTGGATATACTCCGGATATAACCTTATATGCTAATACGGATGCCGGTTATGCCGCTTATAAGGCCGCTTTATTAGCCATTAAAAACTCCAACAAGGGTTTTGCAGTTGAGGTTTATGGAACGGGGTCCATCGTTTCTAAAGGTCAGGTTCACACCCCTCGGATCGTTATGGATTGGGGAGGGTTTTTCGAAGGGGAGATTGGAAATTCCCCAGAAATTGAAAGTGTTAAGGTTGGCAATGTTTTCCATGAAATGAGATCGGATCTATCCACCTATGAAGGAATAATTAACTTTATATTGGTGGCCGAAACTACAGCCCAGGAAAGATTTATCCATGATACTTTTAGACAGGTTCTAAGATCCAAATCTTTTATAACCTATTACGATAGTACTCCTGGTTCTTTTTTAATAATCCAGGATAGCTTGGTTAAAACTTCTACTCCCGGAGATGGTTTAAAGGAATGGATTTATACCTTTAACATTCCAGATATTAACTTCAATGAAATTACTAAGGTTGCGGAAACATCCCCAACTATCCTATTTAATATACAATTGGCTTTGGAACTTGGGATAATAACCGATCCTGTAACCTTTTTAACTAACTCTACTTTTGACCCATCCTTTAACGATACATTTATATGAGTGATTTAAGTGTCCTAATTGCCCGATGTGAAGAGATTGCTGCCGAGACTGGAGTGGGTCAAAATACTGCGGATAAGGTTGGAACCCTGCTAAAGGATATGGTTAACACCTGTTACCAAAAGTATACCCCAGTAACTGAATTACCCGAAACCTTAGGGCTCGGGGAAATTGTTCTTTTTAATGGGGTTCTATGGAGAGGCCTTGAGGAAGATGAATCGTCCTTACCCACTGGTACTCCTTGGCCAGTTAAAGGTTATAAAGAGTTTCATGGATATCATCAATCATTAGAAACCGTTACTCAGTTTTCTACAGCCGGGCTTATTACCTTTACTGAGGATAGTGTTGGATATTTCATATCCAATAAGATTAACGGTTTAACTTCCGATTTTATAACTTTTCTGGCTAACCCCATACCTTACCAGGATAATAAACCTATCTTTGTTGAAACGGGAGTTCTGGGGATGGGAGATTATCTTTGGGTTAAAACCTATTTTGATGGATCTTTGGAATCTATGCCTTTTAAAATTAGTTTCCTATTATTTATACCTCAAACGGTTGCCCCACCACCCCCTCCGGGACCTTGATCCTTTAATTAGAAAAATCTCTTAATAAATAAAAACATGGCTAAGAACACCGCCCAAGTAAATATAAGCATTCTCCCAAGTGCTTACTCCATCTCAGAACCCGTTTCCAACGTGGTCTTTGTTATTGGAAAAACTCTAAGAGGCCCGGATAATAATCCCAGCGAGATTATAAATTCGGTATCTCAATTCTCCAGGATATTTGGAGCAGAGGATCCCACCAATGATTTCCCATCCTTATGTATGCAGGCCTTAGCGGCCGGGGCGGCATTAAGGGTTTGTAGGGTAGTGGGTAATGCTGCGGATAATTCCGAGTCTGGGTTATTTGTCAACCTCCACTCCAGCCAATCTTTTCAAATTCGTTTCAAAGGAAAGAGGAGCTTATACCAATGATATTGAAGCGGTAGTATCGGATGCTTCTTCGGGGATTGCTGGGGAGTTTAACCTGACCATTACCGATACCGAAACTTTGGAAACAGAGGTTTACCAAAACCTTAAGGTAACTGGAGGCGGTACTGCTGCCCCATACTCTTACCTTAAACCGGTAACCGATTACTCCAGGATGGTATCTCCNGTATATTCGGATCTTTCTTCTCTGGGAGCAACCTTACGTCCAGTAAATGCAACCAAGACCTTCACTGGTGGGGTTGATGCTGCTCCNGTTCTGGCTAACTATGCCGGAGTAGCTGCGGATAAAACTGGGGTTTATGCCTTTGACAGTTTTACCGATGCTTATATCCTTGCCGCTCCAGGTTTGGATGATACCGCTTTATCCGGCTTGGCTGCAGTGGGTTCCGCCTATGCAACCCTGAGAGGGGATCTGGTTTATCTCCAGCACCTGGACAATGGGCATACAACTCGTGCTACCATCGTATCCGAGATAACCGGTCTAGGTTTGTCCAGTAAATACATGGGCTTCATTGGCGGCGGTGGAAACGTTTGTAAATAAAACCCGCTGGGGGAACCAAAAACATGCATAGCCTGGGAGAATTGCTTGGGGTTATTGCAAAGAGTCACGCCCGTAATGGGGTATGGGTATCCCCAACCAATTTGGTGAATGGGAAACTTCCTACCGCTGTTGGAGTAGTTAATAACTTTGGAAGCCCAGCATCCCTTGCGGATCTTAACCTTATCGCCAATGTCGGGGGTAACATGGTTATTAACCGTGGTGGGGTTAACATGCTCTGGGACTTCTACTCACAATCAGTTGGAGAAAGCCCTGAAAAATTCTTAACTGTAGTCCTTCTGCAGATTTACCTGAAAAGGACCTTGCAACCTTACCTTGAAAGTTTCCTCACCAAACCCAACAAACCCAGTACCTGGTCCGATATTTACTATGGGGTTAGATCCTTCTTGGACAACCTCGTAGGAGCAGCTATCGATAGCTGGAAATGGGATGGTGATCAATTCGCTACTTCGCTAGACCAGCTCCAGGTCAATGACCCGGTTTTGGTTGGCCAAGGAAAATACAAAGCAGTATTAACCGTTGTTCTGATCGTACCCATGGTAGAGTTTAGCCTGGACATCAGTATGACAACCAGTCAATCAGTAGTAATCTCTTAATCTTAAAATACAATGGGTGCTATAAGAAATCCTCGTAAAGCCTTTAACTTCATAGTTGAAATCAAAGGGCAAAGTGTTATACCTCCTTTCGGGGTCCAGAAGGTAACCGGTGCTGATTCCGAAGTGGAAGCTGATGAGCACGGAGTGGGTAACACTGTAATTAATACTGCAGGCCTTGTAAAAGCTGGAACCCTGAAGTTCGACCGTATTATCAGTTTGGATAACCTGGCAACCACTCTTCTGGAAAGTGAGTTTATCCTTCTATGGCAAAAACTGGCCCAGGATGGTTATTCCCAATCTGGTAGTAATGATGATGTCTATAAAAAAGACGTTATCATTAAGGAAATCGGGAACTCGGGTTTTGGCATTGGTACTGATCCAATTGTAGTGGGGATCACTACTTGTATAGGATGTTGGCCAACCTTGGTTAATGGAAGGGAATATACTCGGGGCCAGTCTGGTAACCTGGTGGAAACCTTCGAACTAAAGGTTGACTACATCGTTCCGGGAAACCCCGAATAAGCTTAACCTAACCTTAATATAAACCATGAGAACAGAAACCTTTTTAGTCCCCTCGGGGGCTAGTTTTACTATCCGCGAAACCACCGGTGCCGATGATGAGATAATGTCCAGCCAAGATGATAGCAATATTGTCTTAGCCAAGTATTTAGCGGCAGTTATCCAAAGTATCGATGGTGTATCCCCCGTTACCCCCGAAATGGTTAATGGGCTTTTGTTAAGGGACAAATATGTAGCCCTTGTCAAATCCCGTATCTTTTCATTAGGGAACCTTTCTTTACTTTAACCACTCTTTTGATCCCGTTCAACCCCCCTTATGAATTCATCCAGGACCTGAATGACTTCGTTTGGGATTATAGCCAACCCTTTCCTTATGATGTTACCGACCCTCTTTACAAAGAGGAAAGGATAGCCCCTTATAAAGTAAAGGTTATGGAAAAAACTTTAACCTCTGGTAAGGTTATAAAAATGGATTGCTTGGATGGGAAAGGGGAAGCCTTTTTATTGAAACTCACTCCAGCCCGCAGAACCATCAACTCTCAACTGTTAGCCCGTAATATCCAACTTTTGGAGAATGGGATATATACCCCAGTAAGATTTTTTGGGAACCTCTCTTCTCGGGAGATGGCTGAAATCCGGGCTTTGTATGAGGAGAATGACCCACCCACTGAAGGCCTAATGACCATTCAAAACCCCGAAACAGGCCAGTATCAAAGGGTTAGTATTTTGGAGGTACGGGATTTTTTCTTTCCAGTGAAAATCTCATAGGGGATTTTCACATTGTTTGTCTAGCCAAGTTCAACCTATCTTGGAACGAATTTCTTCATCTTCCATGCCAAGCCCGTAAGGCTTTTACGGAGTACTCCGTTAAGTACATCGAAATGATTAATCCAAAGAAGTAATGTTATTATCTACAGGATCCTCTTCTGCAGGCCCTATTGAATTAGGAGTCAGGTTTGCCCTCGACGATCAATTCTCGGGGCCTGTTAAGCGAATGCAAGATGCGCTAAAAGGAATGACCGGAGAGTATAAATCCCTCCAGGATAACCTTAGAGCGGCTAGGACTATGTCCGTAGGAATGGCAGCAGCTGGAATGGGATTAACCATGGGTATGGCTTCCGCTGTTCGTGATGGGGCTGAGTTTATTTATATGATGAAATCGGTTGAAGCCGTATCCAGTGCTTCTGCTGACCAGATGGATCGGTTAAATGAAAAAGCTGTCCAAATCGGTAGGGAGACCATGTTCTATCCCAAAGATATTGCTGAGGGTATGAGGTTTATGGCTATGGCCGGTCAGAAGGCTGAAACCATCCATAAAACTATCTCAGCAGCAACTAACCTTGCTGGAGCAACCTTAACCCACTTAGGAGGTAAAATGGGGGCCGCGGATATTATGACCAATGCCTTGAAAGCCTTTGGTTGGGAAGCCGAGAGATCCGCTGAGATGTCCGATATTTTGGTTTTGGCTGCAAATAATGCAAACGTTACCCTCACTGACTTAGGCAACTCCATTCGATATGTTGCTGCTACTTCCCGAAACTTAAATATCCCAGTCCAGGAGACCACGGGGTTTTTAATGACCTTGGGTAATGCCGGTATCCAGGCTTCGATGGCCGGTGTGGCAGTAGAAAATATGTACCGGTATTTAGCCGCATCTTTATCCAAGTTTTCCACCAAAAGAGCAACTGAAGCCTGGAAAACCTTGGGGATACCCAAGCAGGCTTTGGTTGATGCTAAAGGTAATCTTAAACCCATGGTGGAAGTATTGGATATGATCCGTACGGGTTTAGCAGGTAGAGGTTCCGTTGATACCCAGAATATTCTTAGGGATATATTTGGAGTTAGAGGGTTAAGGTCTGCAGCTACGGTTTTAAGAAATTTGGATGAGGCCAAAGGTTTTATCGATATGCTTAATGACCC